CTATTATAAATAATAGCACCAGAAGTAGTGAACGTTGCCGAAGACCAAGTAGTATCTGCAAAGTCACAGACCGCTGTCGTACCGTCTGCTACAGGAGTCACAGAAGTAAGCGTATTACCCCCAGTCGTGTAGCCGCTGCCATTAGGCAGCTCGTCACTGTTTCCGGTCAGATCGGAATAATTAGTTGTAGCTGGACCGTAAGTGCCAGTAATACTTGCGGTGGCTTTACCAAGCGCAATCTTAAACGTATTACCAGTAGACGCAGTAAAATTATGAACAGCTTTTAGGATTTCAACCTTGAAGCTGGTCGGCATAGCAGTGGTAAATCCGGCCATTTTAAGCCTCCAAAAGTTTTACAAGTTCAGGATGACCCGCTTCACGGAGTCGATTTGCAAGTGTCGTATTGTGCGACTGAATTGCTCTTTTCATATAGAACAGCACAACACCACGAATCTGCTCTCTATATGCTTGGGCCTGATCACGAATAGCGGGATGAGAATTATCCCCGACGTAAATAATCTTATCTAATGCCTGATCAGCAATCTCTTCAGGAGTAAACCCTCGATGGTCTACCTTGTGGATAACTATCGACCCAACATCTGCTAATGAATTTGCGGAAAACATTAGTTGGAAGACCTTATAAGTGCGCTGCTCGCAGAAGCAGCAGGCATTGTAATCGTAAAGTTGTTAGATGTCTTGTCTGAACCAAAGTCTAAGACCGCAATAGACCTGTTAGCTTTACTAGCGTTATAAATTAACGCGCATCTAGCCGTTACGGCTGCGTTGAAAACTACATTTGAAAAATTGACGTACGCAGTAAACCCAGACGAACTTATAGAAATACCTGTCATCTGCACCCCACCAGCGACATACCCAGTACCTGATACCTCTTTTGTTGCCGAATACGCAGTAGTGGCTTCGTTAAGATTTGCCGATGCCGTATAAAGCGCAATATAGATATTGTCTGTCGTGAGGTCGTGAATACCTTGATACAGCTCTTGCTTAAAGCTAGTTGTCTGGGTTTGGAGGATACTACTCATGACACAGGCATCCTGTACTGACCATCACGGTAAGCATCCATACGTTGTTTACCATCACCAAGTTGTTTGAGTAGTGCAACAGCTTGAAGGTAAAGTTTCTCGTAGTTTTGGATTTCTTGTGGCTCACCCTTCATATAACGTATAGCTTCAATCAACGCGCCGTTGAGAAGCGCCGAATCAAAGTTATCACCAAGCCATGTCGTACCTGCTGTGACAATCGATTCGGGGTAATAGAAGTAGTGAAGTTCCACACCTAAGTTAGCATTAGGTGTAGGCCCAAGAATAAAAGACAGCTCATCTACATCATTAGACTGCGGGCCAAAAATTGCGTAGTGCTTAGGAATTCCCGTACTGGATGAACTAGGATATGCCTCACGAATGAAGTTCACATCTTTATTTAACAAGTACAGATAGTCTCCGTTTGCTTTAATGACCGCAAGCGAATACGTCGATAAGAAATCAGAAGGAGCGGACAAGTACTTATTGTTTACGGTGAGTGTCCCAGTGACGTTCTTCCGTAAGTTGGCTAACTGCACCGTACTGTATATTTTCTGTTCAGCCTGTTTGGTGAACATAGCCAACGCATCATCTGGGAAATTATTTTCGCAAATGTCATTGATGTTGGCTTTTAATTCGGTGTAGTTCATAGCACACTCTTAGGCCATAGGTCCGCGAGCCATCTTACCTTTAGTCTGTGCTTTACCGCCACGCACCACAATGCCTGATGTCTTTGTAGGAGGATAGTCACGGCTACGATAATTGCCCGCCGAAATCACCAAGTCTTTAAGAGATTGGACGGCTGACTCTTCTCCAGCAGGTTGTGCTGGAAAGGGTTTAATCTTACTCATGTTATCTCCCGCGAGAAGTACCGCGTTGATTTACGGCTCGCGCCATATTACGCCCCATATTTTTCATAGCCATGCTAGTGGGGCCACCTTTAGCCATTTTCTTTACGTTAGCATCAGGATGCGCTGCCTTTGCGCCTTTAGCCATGTGAGCTTTCAATGCTTGTTTCGTATCCATAACAACTCCTTTCAAGATACCGTAACTGTACCAACACTTGTGGTTGCAACCAAGTAGTTAGGAGTTATCCCTGAATCATAGGCACTAGCCCCACCCACAGGATTCCATCCCCACTGTATATCTCTAGAACCACCCGTCAAATTACCCGCAGCATTTACCCCAGCAGTCACATAAGTGGTGTCTCGTCTTGGATTACGTAACGCTTGTGGATCGTCCACAGGAAACATACCAAGAAGCAACTGCGGTTGATCGGGGTCCCAACATTCTTCACATACTAAGATGTTATACCGCTTCGTCTTGATAATTTCTTCTTTTAGGTTACGCAACCTAAACTGAAATCCACAGCGATCACACATGGCAATCGCCCATTTGCCGGAAGCAAACCGATTACCCACTACATACCCCGACCAATAAACTGCCTTCTAGGTACAAATCGTACTGCGGCTTTCTCCCGATCTTCGCCCGCTGCAAGGTCAAACTGCTCATCATAGGCAGCTTTCAGCATAGGTAGCCTATCGGCTAGTTCCGGCACTTTCATAGCAATGTAGTAAGCCAGACCCGACACCACGCACGGGAGGAACCTAAAGTTCATATCCGCAGTCTCAACACCCGCACCCGCATCCTGCACTCGACGCAAACGCCAGTAAACAAACTGATAAGTTTGCGAGTTATCAGGGGTCAGCCACACCGTAATGGCAGGTAAGTTGGGGTTATATATCGTAGCCCCTGTCGTATGGCTTGCAGCAGTCGTACCGTTCTGCCCACGAACCACACCACCTAACGTGTTACCGCTTAACCACTGATAGAGGATGTCCTCGTTATCGATCCTGATAAACCCAGCATACGGCAGGTTTGCAGTGGAAGATAGCGTGATTGTTGTGGTTGAAGAATTAATCGTGCCGTCTAAGGTAGCCCCGGTGGGGGACACCACACCAGAAAGACGCTGAATCCACACTTGGATCGGTCGTCCGGGTGCTAACTTGTTAGGGATTGTTGCGTAGGTAGACACGCTAATACGTGTTATATTTAAATCTGCTTGTGTAGAAGCGGTGTTCCCACCTGTACGTATAACGTGCTCTAACAAGTCAATCGTATCGAGTGGAAGTGCATAAGTGTTTATGCCGGGAGTCAAGGTAATTGCACCTTGCTCAATAGTCCACATGTTGATGCCACGGTTCTGCCACTCGATGGTCATCAAGTTCATCGAACGCCGTGCTGTACGTAAATCGTACCCTGACCGCATCTCGCGGCCCGCACGTTCCCAAGCTTCTTCGGCTATCTCCGTGAAGTCGAGGGTGAAATCCGTAGTACCGCTAGTGGTCATCTATATCTCGCAGTCTTTGCGGCAATTTTTGCCGGTTGTTTGACAAACTGCTTACCTGAACTCTTTCCTGCTCGTTTTGCTCTTGATGTCGCAGCGTATTCTGAAGGTGTAAGAGCATTAATTGCCGCCGATGGGAGATACCGCTCGCCAGTTGCTTTTGGACCCTGTGTACTAGGTTTGCCACTTTTAGTCCTCCAAAGTTGCTTGCCCCAATCCTTTAGAGATTTTTGACTTTTTCGTAGTGCCATTTCTAATGCACTAAAAGACTGCATAGCTTAGTCTCGGTATCCACCACCACGAGCCTTATATTTCATAGCTAATAATTGACTTTTACGAGCTGACCATTGACCCGGCGCACCACCTTTACCGCCAGCTTTGATGCTGTTGAATAACGATTTACGCATTCCGGGTTTGGTGTAATTACCTGCCTCATTCACGCGAGATTTAACTTCCCCACCCTCAGCATACTCAGTAAAATCGGTATTATCCCGACGCTGTTTACGCTTGGGTTTAGGCATTTTTGAGGGCATGATAGCCCCCATACCGCGTGACGACATCATCTCAGCAAGCCTTACCGCCGTAAGCCATCTTAATTTCTTTACCTTTGGTCTTGCCTTTCTTAGCAATACCATCAGCAGCTTTGTGTCCTGCGGCTAGTCCACCAGCGGCATACTTCTTAACCTTACCACCCTTCTTCATGGCACCCATCTCGGCTGCTTCATGTTTGATCATGGACTTAGGAGCGCCCTTCTTTTTCATGAAGGACAGTTCTTTTTTCATCATGCCTTTAGATTCTTTCACTTGACCACCTTCTGCTTTAGTAAATTCTTTACCAACTGACTGAGGGACGCCCGCTTTCTTCGCAAACTTCGGGTTATGAGCTACAGCTTGCATAAACCTTTCTTGTTTGGCGCTTACGGTAGGCATTACATCTTCACCATAGTGCCTTTGGTCTTACCACGCTTGACGCATCCATCCGCACGACTCGAAGCTGAACCGCCTTTGGAATACATCATCCCACCACGCTTAGCCATAACAACTTCTTCTACATCCATGACTTCAGCCTTTTTTACCGGCTCTTTCTTGGGTTTTGGCTTAGGAGGCTTCTTTGGGGCAAGACGTGGATCGTATTTTGATGAATCCATGTCTGGGGGGCTTGGTACATTATTAACGACTGCCATGATTATCCTTTCTTTGCGAGGGCATCAATTTTTGCTTCAAGTCTTTCAAAACCTGAATCAAACCGTTCCATGATTCTTTCAAGATCTGCACGAACTTCTGCACGGGTAATGTGATCACGAGCGATTTCCTCCCTCGTTTTATTTAGCAGGATCTGGATGCGCTGCTGTTCGTCAGCGGCATTTCGCAGCATAAACATCACCAAACCCACCAAAAAAGATGTCACCAAATTCCATAAAATCATCGGGTCCATGGCTCAACATTTCCATGCTCTAAGACTTTTATTGATCCGACTGTTTGGATCGTTGGCTGTTTTGGCAGAAGTTAACTTCTTTTTCATGCCTTTCATCCGAGCACAAAAAGAATCTCGGCGTGAACCTCCTTCAGGCTGCGGAGGTTTTAACCCCGGCTTACCGGGGTTTGCGGCGTTGTAAGAAGCACGACCTTTAGCATTAAGGCCACCTTTTGGGTTTTTACCTTCTTTGCGCTGCCACGCCGGAGACTTAGCCATAGAACACCGTCACTTTGGTGTTTGTCAATGCCGCATACACATCGGTTTGAAACAATACACCTTCGGCGGGAATAAACACATTAAAGGTTTCCCCGTTAGCGACGGTATTAAGTGTCATGATAGTGGTACCGCTAGACCCACCATCTTTTAAGACAACACTACCTATAGAACCTCCCGGTTCTATAACGATCCCGCGCACACGGGTACGATCTCCGTATACCGTGCCAGAAGCAGCTAAGGACTTAGCCTTTACGTCGGTTTGCATCGTCATGATGCGCTCCTATTAAACGTTTTGCTGACCGAGGTACGGATCAGTGACGTAATAGAGAATTTGTCCGGTAATCGAACCACCCGTAGGAG